GCGTCGTCACCAAGAGTCTATGCAACAGCAAAGAGACTTGGCTCAAATCAAGGCTCAAACAGGCATGGGCGATATTGGCTCTTATATTCAAAGATTTACCGGCTCTAATGTTGATAAGAAAAATCAAGGCAACGTTATGGTTGCTGGTAACGCTATTGGAGACGCCTACGCGCTTAAACAGCAAGTGGCAGAGCATCCTGAGTGGGTTGGTCGTGAAGGTCAAATTCAGCGTTTCTTCAACACTTATGTTGATTCTTTCTCCAATAACAAACCTTTACCGGCTGACGCTGGAGCAGATTTAGCCAAGGACCCATCCGGTCAAGCGGCGCTTATTTTTGCTAAAAAGTACGCAGAATACTTGGTTAACTATGAGCGTTCACTGGCTGGTGGAGCAAAAGGCTTTACTGTTCAGTTCCAAAAACGTTTCAACGATTTGTTAAAACAAGACCAGTTCAATCCTGAAGGCTTCTCTGCTTTGATGGATGAGCAAATTAGAACAATTGCTTCTAGGGCGGCTGAGAACGGCGCAAACATTACTCGTCAAAACTTGACAGCAATGGCTTATGACATGAAGACCAGAGCTGAAGACCAAGACGCTATTCGCGGTATGCAGTCCTTAATTGGCGCACAACAAGGCGGCGGTGGTGCTCAAAACATCCAGTTTCAGGCTACACAGGCTTTTGGTTCTTATGAGCCAGAAAAGTATGAGTACAGAATCAATTCTGATACCGGCAGATTGCAAAGAAAGATAAAAGGACAATAACATGGCTGATTGGGAAGACGCACCGGCAAAAACAACAACCAAAGACACTGGTGGTTGGGAAGACGCGCCCGCGCCTAAAGCCAAGTCTCCCGGTCCTATTGTTGGTTCTGAAACCGCCGCACTGATACCAACAGGCGGAGAGCGCACTGTTCCGCGCAAAGGTGAATTAGCTGGAGAGCCTAGCTATTTGGAAAAAGCGTCTATGTATGCTTCTGCTGTTCCGGCAACAGGACTTGCGGCTGGAGCGCTTAAAACAGCGTCTGCTGGGACTAAATTTGCACCATACGCCGCAAAACTCGCCGAAGCGGTCATTCCTGAGACGGGTGCTGGACTTGCTAAAGCTACTGCGGGTGCCGCGGCATCTGCTATACCGGCGGAGTTTGTACGTTCACAACTTGAGCAAAGGGGCGCGTCTCCTCTCAAACAAGAAGTCGGTGAAGCTGTTACTGCGCTGAGTGTTGGCGGTTTAGAAGCTGGTGCATTAAAACTCGGCAGTAAAGGCTACAACTACGTCTCTAATCTTGTTAACAGGGCGTTTGGTACAGAGGCTAGAGACTTGGCTAATGCGCTGAGAAGCTACGCATCTAACCGAGCTGGAGGCGAAGCACAAGCCGCTAAACAACTGGCGACGCAAGCAGAGCAAAGAGCAACAACGGCTGAGAAGACTGCAACACAACAGGCTGGTCGTGCTGAACAGGCTTATGCCGCGGCGCCCGGTACTAAAACACAAAAGATTGCGGGTGAGTTCACAGCAGTGCCTGAGGAATCACAAACCATTGGCGACAGAATTAAAACCTACGCTGACAACGTTTACAACCAGTTAAAGAACGTTAGAAACAAAAACGCTGAGACTAATAAGACAGCGGCATTTAACGCGGCTAAAGAAAGAGAAGCCAGAGGCGAAAGTTACAGAGATACTCAGGCGTACAAAAAAGTTGATGATTACATCAAAAATGAAATTAAAAACTCATCTGTACAACCCATTATCTCTCAACTAAAAGAAGTGCAAAAAGCGCTGACTGGTCGCATGGTGGATGAAGCCAGTGGCGAAGTTGTACAAGTGCCTAGAAACTTTGAAGGATTAGAGCAGTTGCGTCGTTTCCTTGGCGACAGAGCTTATGGCTTACCCGCTGAAGGCTTTGACGCCATTTCTCAGCAACAAGCCGGAAAACTTGCCAAGATGGTTGAAGGTATTCAAAAAGAGTTTTCTCCCGGCATTGAGACGTTCCTCAATCAATACAAGGCTGATTCTGAGCCTTTGAGAGCTTTTCAGTCTAAGGTAGGGAAAGCACTGATAGACCAGCAATTAGCGGCTAAAGAAGGCTTGAATTACGCCAAAGTACCGGCTGAGAGCATACCCGGTCGCGTGTTTCAAAACAGAGAAGCGTACCAAAACTTGATTGATGCCTTTGGTGGCAATCGTGCTTTTGCAGAAAACCAAGCGCAGAAATACTTTGCGGGTGAAATGCGCAAATACGCTGGTAACCCAGACGCGCTCAAGAAGTTTATTCTTGACAATTACAGTATGCTCAAGTTGACCAACTCTATGCCTATGGCGGAGCAGATTACACAGGCTACTCGCACAGCTACTCGTCGTGCCGGTACGGCTGAAACGGTTGGCAAAGAAGCAAGAGACGTACAAAAAGCCGCGCAAATCAATAGTAAAGAATTTGAGACGTTGCAATCAAACATTAACAGCGCTCAAACCAACGCTGAAGTTGCCGCGCAAGGCAGAATCTTGGCTAAGAAACTTTACTCGCAAAACACCATAAACCAAAAGGTCTATGAGCAAATGAATAGTTTGGCTAATCGTGTTGAGCAATCTGCAAAAGACGTTACAAGAGCTAGAAGTGAATTGATCTGGGGAACCGGTAAATTACTCGGCGCTGGGGCGCTTGGTACCGGCGCTTATTTTGGTTTGAAATCACAGTTTGGAGAATGATATGCCACTTGCAAAAGGCTCTAGTCAAAAGACAATATCCAAAAACATCAAGAAAATGGTCAGAGAAGGTTACAGGCAAAAGCAAGCCGTAGCCGCCGCTTTGTCCTCAGCCCGTAAATCCAAAAGAAAGTCTAAGCGGTGATTAAAAAAGTCAAAGAAAAGGGCATAAACCCTGAGCTGGAAAAAGCCATTAGCACCATGTTGGCGGAAGTAATGGTTGATTCCACAGCGACGATTACAGATAAGACTAAAGTGATAGACCGTGCTTTGAAGCTAGAAGCCATCAAAATGAAGATGCAAGATGATGAGTGGGGCAGTGGTTTTGGTCTTGGCGACGAGGACGAATAAGGTTAAACTATGAATATCTTTTACAAAGAAGGGGATATTTATGGATGCAGTAGCCTTGGTACGTCTAGCGTTAGGGGTCATCACAGACCGGCTCATCACGATTTTGGCACTTTCAATGTCGTGCGCACTGGCTTGTTGGACGATGTGGGGTCCAGAGTGGGACAGGGTAGCAACCCTCCTGATATTTGTGGTGTTCAGTTATTTGGTGATTCAAAACAAGGAGAGAAACGATGAGAGATTACAAAGACCTAGAGAAGAAGTCTAGCGTACCGCAAGGTGGAGACAATTTGAACTGGGGGCAAAAGTACGCTCATGCAGTTCGCCCTCAAAAGCCGTCTGACAACACCCAAATGGGTCAAAACAGATGGACACCCGGCACAATGCCAAAAGGCGGTTACAGGACCGTATTTGATTTTTCTGAAGGTTCAGACAGCACTAAGCTATCTCCTACCTCTGGCGGCGGCAAAAAGGTGTACTAATGGCTAATAATATTGCTTTTCAGGCTATGGGCAACACGGTTGCTTGTGTGGCTAGTGCCGCCAACTCGCAATCGACTGTGAGCACCATAACCGCAAACACACCTTGCCAACAGTATTTGCTGACAAACCAAGACACTGTTAATGTGGCTTTTGTGCAAATCAGCACCAGCAGTACATTCAACGTTGCTTTGCCTACAAACACAGTGAGTCAGCAAGTGTTTCCAGTGCTTCCTTTTGACCAGAAAGTTGTTACAGCGCCGCAAGTCAGCGCAACAGCTAACGTTTATGCCCGTGTCATTTCTATTGGCACAACAACTGTTTACATCACACCCGGAGAAGGACTATGAACATTCAAGAATATTTTCAAAACTTTATTACTAAGATTGGAGCATCTGTGGAATCTACCGAACACAATGTTGCCAAGCAGTTTGCTGAGTATGTTGAAGGTGAGCAAAAGATTGAAGACGCAATTGCTTTATTAACTTCTAACGGATACACCGTAACTCCTCCAGCACCTCCCGCGCAGTAATGGACCCGTTTACCCTTGCCATGATGGCGTTCTCCGCGGTCAAAAGCGGAGTCGCCGCCTACAAGGAGATAAAACAAACAGGCGGGGAAGTTGTTCAAATTGTTAATGAGCTAAGTGGCGCACTTGGCTCTTTTTTTGACCATCAAGACGCGGCTAAAAAAGCAGACGCAGAGCTAAAGAAAAACCCACCTAAGGGAAAATCATTACAAGCTATTGCCTTAGAGAACGTACTGCGCAAAAAACAACTAGAACAAGCTGAGTACGACTTGCGTCAAATGCTGGTCTATGAATCTCCTCCTGAGCTTGGCGCTGTTTGGACCGAGTTTGAAGCAGAAAAAGCAAGACTGGTTAAAGAACAAGACGCACTAGACAAGGCGCAAAAAAAAAGGATGTTCTTGAATCATACGAAAGGCGTATGCGACAAGATCAAATCAAGATTGGCGTCGCAATCTGTATTGCAGTATTTGTCGTGGCGTTCACCATTGGCGGCTTGATGTACCAAATCCACTTGTGGACAGAGGAGAGAAAGCGAGAGGAACGTTGGTATATTGAGTTTCACAGGAAATTCGAGGAAAATAGTAAGGAAATCGAGTGCTACAAAATCTTTAGAGATACAGGGTACTTGCCAAAATATTGTAAGGATTGACATGAACTGGTTAGCTCAAATTGCACCCACAATAGCCACTGCCCTTGGCGGTCCACTTGGCGGCATTGCTTATGAAGCAGTGTCTAAAGTTATGGGCATATCCCAAGACGATGCCAAGAAAATGCTGGATGACGGCAAACTTACCGCAGACCAGATTGCAAGTGTTCAACAAGCCGAGATAGCGCTAAAAGCCAAGGCACAGGAACTAGGCTTAGACTTTGAAAAACTAGCCGTAGAAGACCGTTCTAGCGCTAGGACCATGCAATCCAATACCCATTCTTGGATACCACCATTCTTAGCCGTTGGCATTACAGTTGGTTTCTTTGGCATTTTGTACGCCCTTATGACAGACAAAGTCACCAAGTCAGATGAGTTGATGATTATGCTTGGCTCTCTCTCAACCGCATGGACAGGCGTTATTGCGTTCTACTTTGGCTCTAGCGCCGGTTCACAAGCTAAGGACCAACTACTGCATCAATCTACTCCAGCGGGGTCAAAATGATTAACTCAAGAGACTTAAATGAATTACTTCCAGAAGTTAAAAGCCGTGTTGAACACTTTATACAGTTGTGCAAAGAATCTGATATTGACTTACTTATTACAAGCACATATCGTGATATTGAAAGTCAGGATGCTTTGTATGCCCAAGGACGAACAACAGAAGGCAAAATCGTTACAAATGCTAAAGGCGGTGATTCATTCCATAATTGGCGTTGCGCTGTGGATGTTGTGCCTTTGGTGGCTGGTAAACCAGACTGGGACGGAAGCCACCCAGTATGGAGTAAAGTAGGAGAGCTTGGCGAACAAGCTGGACTAGAGTGGGCGGGTAAATGGGTCCACTTCAAAGAGCTTGCTCATTTCCAGCACACCGGCGGCTTAACGCTTGCTGAACTGAAAGAGGGGAAACAAATTGCCTAAATCAACCAGCTTATCAGTAAAGCGAGGAGAAAAATTATCGACAAAACGGGGTGCTGGTCTAACACAGAAGGGTCGAGCCAAATTAAACAGAGCGACAGGAAGCAAACTAAAAGCTCCTCAGT